TGCATTGTTGAAGGCGATACCGTATTGGCTGTTACCTTCGGCGATGTTGTTCTGAATAGCCATTGGTTTCTCCTATCAGGCGTAAGTTACTTCGGTGGTTCTGATATTTGCCACCCAACGAATGTTATGCGCTGCCTCACCTGTTACCGTGATAGCAAGGGCATTGTTTGTATTATCTGCTGAGAGAGCCATCCCCCAGCTAGATAAGTTTTGAATTACTGTTGTGGCACTGTTAGCAAGTGTTGTTGTGCCACCGTCATTTACCAGCAACCCTTCAATCTTCCATGAGGCATAGGCTTGTGCGCCGTTTTGCATGGCAGTGATTGTACCGTCAAAGGTAATGCAAGTATCACTGGCAGCTACGATTTGGTTAGTTGATGCTGCCGTGCTGTTGTTAGTCGTTAGGACAGTAGCTGTTGCGTCAGTAGTATCTGCAACTAAAACAAAGGAGCCGCCTTGAGCATCGCCTATTGTACTAAATAAAGTACCAGAAAATGCTATTTTACCCTGCACCTCTGATTTTCCTCGGTGAATAGCTACCGAATAACCTTGTTGTGCATTTGCCTGAGTGCCGAGAGCCAAAGCTGATCCAACGGCTGTTGTATCATAACCAATGGCGCATCCATATGTACTTGTAGCGTGACTGCTTGAGCCGATTGAGATTGACTTTACACCTTGCGCGTAACCACCCCCCAAGGCTACGGCTTCCGTTTGTGCAGCTTGGGAATATGCGCCGAGTGCAAGACCCTGCGCCCCAAGAGTTTTGGCCTGTAACCCTATCGCAACACCATTAGCGCCTTGAGCACCGTAGCTTGTGGTGTTATTTCCAATAACCGCAGCAAAACCACCCGCCTCATCGACGTAAGAATATCCAAGGGCAACAGCATCATCGCCGCTGCTTTTTGAAAGATACCCGATAGACGTACTTCTAGTAGAAGACGACCCCGCATCGGCAGTGTATCCGATTGCAATACTATATGCTCCCCGTGCATCAGAAGCTCGCCCAATAGCAATCGCAGCAGTTGCGCCACTTGACGTAAGAGCATCCTCACCGATAGCAATACTATCGTTTCCGTTTACCCCTGAATTTGTCCCAATGGCTATTCCGTCAGTTCGGGAATTAAGAACATCAGCACCAGTACCAATCGCTATTCCGTTGGTCCCTGTCGATCCTGCATTGGAGCCAATCGCAATGGCGTTAGCCCCTGTAGCAGACGGGTCAGTAGCACTTGAGGGATTAGCAGCATAAAGGTCCGCACCACCGCCTCCAACCGCTGTGCCGTCTAAGAGTAGGTCAGTACCGTCAGAGCTAAGTGTAATGCCGCCGCCTGAGCCTGTGTGATCTAATTCAATCTTACCCATTATGCGTATGTCACCTCGCTTGTATTGACCGTGGCAACCCAACGGATATTCGTAGCTGCTGCGCCTGTAACCTCAACCCTTAGACCGCCATTCGTTGTATCAGCAGACAAAGCCACCGCCCATGCAGATGCACCAGATGTGGCATACAGTTTGTTCACAATGCCATTGCCCAAGACAGTCGATGCAGCATTTGCATCCCGCAGCAATGCACCTTTGATTTCCCAGCTTGCGTAGTCGCTGCCAGCCGAAGCCTGTTGTCGTGCAATGATTGTACCTGAGAAACTGTAGGCAGAGTTGTTGGGGAGGATGATTTGGTTATTCGTACTGGCAGCATTCCCATCTGTAGTTAAAGCCGTAGCCGTTGCATCTGTGGTAGCTGCTCGGATCGGGAACATGCCATGTTGACTGTCACCATCATTATTAAAGGTGCTTCCACTGAATGCAAAACGTGATTTAATGCCTTGATCTGCGGCACTGACACCTAACGTAGTAGAGTAATCCGCTGTTCCAGTTGAACTATAGCCTATAACTGTATTTCTTAAACCACTAGCAGTATTGCTTTCTCCAATCCCAACCGCTTCTCTACCAGTTGTATTCGTATCTCCGATTGCAATTGAATAAAGGCCAGTGGCTTGCGGCTGATAGCCAATCGCCACAGCCCCTGTGTTTGTCGCCTTTGCCTGATACCCCATCGCAATGCTGTTAGCACCAGTAGCACCATAGCTTGAAGTGTTGTTTGCTATGGCTGCTGCGAAGCTATCTATGCCAGAGGCGTAGGAACCGCCAAGAGCCATAGACCCAGAGCCAGTTGCAGTTGTTGAGCCTCCAAAACCAGAGTGATGGCCTATGGCAGTGCTATAAGTTGCTCCTGCCACTATACCATTATTACCAATACCAACGGCTCGTTCAGCCGTAGCGTTTGCATTTAAACCTATTGCTAAGCTGTAATTTGCTGTTGCCTGTGCGCCTTTCCCTAAAGCGGTAGACATTGTGCCTGTCGAATCAGTGTCTGAACCTATTGCAAATGCATCAGTGCCACTTGCCACGGCTGCTTCACCAATGGCTATTGCATTAGCCCCTGTCGCACTTGGCTGTGCCGTAGGACTGCTTTCATTAGCAGCATAAAGATCAGCACCACCACCAGCATCTGCAAACGTAACAGCACCTGCACCATCTGTGGTTAGCACCTGACCGTTGGTGCCATCTGAGGTTGGTAGGGTGTAGGCACCGCTAATCTGAACTGTGTCCGTTGTGCCGCCCAGAGCAATTTGGTTTGCTGTTGTGCTTGTAGCAGTGTCGCCGATGGCTATGCTGTTTGTTGCTGTTGCTTTTGCAAGCTGCCCAATCGCCACACTATTAGCACCAGTAGCGCCATAGCTAGAGGTGCTGTTTGTAATGACTGCTGCAAAGGCGGCTGCACCAGAGGCGTAGGAGTTGGTTATAGCGGTGGAATAATCACCAGCGGCTGTCGCCGAGCGACCGAGAGCTAAAGAACTTGTACCAGATGCTGTTGGTCCATATCCTACAGCAGTTGACCAAGAATTTGATGCAGTTGCTGATCTACCGAATGCGGATGATCTACTCCCCGTTGCACTAGTGTCACGCCCAACCGCTTGCGTTTGTGTATTATTTGCAAGACTGGAAGCGCCTATGGCTAAAGCATCATCGAAATTCAAAGCCTGTGCGCCATCACCAATAGCTATGCCATTCGTGCCAGTAGCACTTGGAGCAGTCGGGCTGCTTGGATTATCTGCATATAGATTGCGACCTACCAGCAAAGTCTTGTCGGCAGGGGCTGTAACAAAAATATCCTTACTACCAGCGCCCCAATTTACAGCCGCGTCACTGTTAGAGCTTTCGATGATCGTAGTACGCGCAAGAGTGGTCCCTGACAGGGTAAACGTGCCGATGCCTGTTTCCCAGTCTGTTCCATCCGTAATTGCGTAATAGCAAGTATTACCATCACCAACAGCAGCAAAGCTCTGGAACCCATCTTTTGCACCCGCAAGCGTGTAGGTTCCAGTTCCAGTTGTGGTCGTGGTTTCTTGTACACGATCAGCGACAATGAGCGCCATGCCATAGCCTTCCTAAGTTATTGAATTTTAAGCAGGATCTGGTATGCCAATTTTGAAGGATGCCAATGTGAATGAGTTTCCGGTCGTCACAGATTGAGATGCCGATAAACTACCAGTTGCAAGCAGCCTAGAGTTGGTTGTGTCCAGAATTGCATAATGCGTTGCTTCGCCAGTGCCGCTTACACTACCGTCTGAAATAGCCGACACGGTTACTTCACGACCGCCACCAGCACGATCAGCGGGTGCACCGATTGATAGTGAGGTGCTGGACCCAAGGGAATATGTAGAATTGCCGCCCGTGTACGTGGTTGCTTCCTGCGAAGTGATTGTAATTTTATTTGCCTCGTCTGAAAGGACCGTTAGACCCTCATCAAAAACGCGATCCCCTAAACTTGCCATGCTTAATAGCTCCTTATTTTGATGCGATGGCCGGAGCCACCAAATTTTGCCTTATCGCTGTCTGCATTAATACCATCAATTGCCTTTTCGTACAACGCAGACCAAACTTGCATTCTGGCGTCTTCGCCTAAGTATGGCGCGCTGTGCATAAGCGTACCGTACAGATAGGCATCTGGAAAATATGTTAGCAGCCAGTTGCTTGTGTTAATGTTATCTAGTGGAATAATTTTTGAGTAATACACCATTTCCAAGGTATATGTTGTATCCGGCGTGGGATATACCTCAATCGTGCCATCCGTTAAAGCGTAGTATTTTGGACGCGCGGCAGTGTTTAATCCGCGCATCCGCTTGTCCATCATCTCGCCCTGACTAACCAACTCCAAGCGGTGCGTATTTCCGCTTGTGATGCTGAGCCTGATCGGCTCGTAAAAGTCAGTGGGCAGAGTGCTATATTGCGTGTCCAGATCTGCCGTACTGCGCTTTTCCATGCGCCAATGACGCACGCGGCGCGACATGTCTGCCTCTGCCAAGTCAATGAACGTGTCAACAGTTTGCTCTGCCGCCATGTTATTTAGAAAGTTTATAACTTGGTCTTTTAGCTCTGAATAAGTAGACGGCATTGCGCACCTTACATGTTATTTGCAGCGTTGCTGACAGCGGCTTTTGCGTCCATCGCCTGCGCGGCAAGGTCAGTCGGTGCCCGTAAGCTGAAACCCGCTGACTTCATATCATCAAGAGATAGAGTTTGCTGAGACTTGACGGATGCCATGACTTGCTGGGACACAGTGTTCTGGAAAACCGCATAGCGCGCATCGTCCATCAGGAATGGCGTTGCATGC